AGCTCCCGCATCGGGCAGCACCACATCGCGGACATCGTGGACGACGAGTGCAGCTGCATCGGCTGGACGACCCGCGAGCGGAAGCACCGCGCCGCCACCGGCAAGCCCTACCGCTGCTGTCACCTCAAGGCCGCGCATCTCTACGCGCACACCCACCTGATCGAAACCATGCGGCAAGGCCGCGACAACCCAACGAAACAACAATGAAAACGAAACCGACCCAATGGCACGACCCGTTCGTGTTCCCCTACACCGCCCGCGTCATGGCCGCTCTCCCCGGCCACGAACCCGTCGAGCTGTTCCGCACCCAGCAGGACGCCAAGCTGTCCACCGCCGATGCCCTCTACTGGGTGTCGCATCTCGACGACGCATGGGATTGGTGGATTGAGCGCATGACCCACACCAGCCACCTCTGCAGCGACCGCCCGTTCCGTCGCGCCCCCTACACCACCGCCGCAAAGCCTGACCTCCACCTGCGTCAGCTCGCCCAGCCCTCGCACACCTACCACTACCACACCGCAACGAATCCATGAAAACAACCGAAGACATCCTCCGCGCCGAGCGCGACAACTATGCCGAGCGCATCACCGCCATGCAGGCCGCCCTCAAGTGCATCTCCGAGAGCAAGCAGGGCGCCCGCACCCTGCAATGCATCGCCAGCTCGGCCATCGACGATGACATGCACCTCGCCGCCCAGCTGCGGCAGAAGTGGGCCGAGCGCCGCGAGAGACTGCACGGCAAATCCTTCGTCGCTGCCCTGCGCCCCGGGTGCATCACCGACGCCCTGATCGGAGGCCGTGAGTAATGAGCACCACGAACAACACGCCCACCCCCGCGCAGTCGGCCACGCCGACGCCGAGAACCGACTCCCAGATTGCCGCAAATGAGTTTTATACGTCGAACGGCCAGCATTGTCTGACAATTAACTTTGCTATTCTCGCCCGCACCTTGGAGCGCGAACTCGCCGCGATGACCAGCCAGCACCAGCTGCTCGTCCAAGAAAAGCTCGACTGGGAATCCGACAAGGCCGAGCTGCAGCGCACCATCACCAAGCTCGGCAACGACCTCGCGGCGGTGTGCAAGGCCAACAGCGAACTCGCAGACTCAGTCATCGCTATGAACTCAACAAGTAAGGCCCACGAACGCGCCAGAGAAACGGCGGAGAAGATACTGCATATTGCCAATTATTACCACGAGCGGGGTAGTGACATGAGCGACGAACATGCAGCATCCATCATCCTCGCCGCCCTCACCGCCGCCACGGCGGACCTGCGGGCAGAGGTTGCAGGGCTGCGGGCCGTCGCGTACCCAACCGCCACGCAGATGGACAAGGAGCCGCGCAAATGAACAAGCCCACCGCAACCTATGACGAGTCGTGCAATCTGGTCGAGGTGACTTACGAGCTTGGATACATCGTGCTTACCCCCAACCAGACCTATGCGCTTTATCTCGCATTGCGCGATATGCTGGCCGAACTGCCACAACCGCTCAACCCCGAGGCACCATGAAAACCCCCCACGAACGCGCCCGAGAAACGGCGGAGAAGATACTGCATATTGCCAATTATTACCACGAGCAGGGTAGTGACATGAGCGACGAACATGCAGCATCCATCATCCTCGATGCCCTCACCGCCGCCACGGCGGACCTGCGGGCCGAGGTCGCGGGGTTGCAATCGGACAAGAACCTGCTCGACATGATGGACAGGAGCAACGCGGAGAACGGCCTGCCCCCAGCGCGTCAGGCCATCGCCGACCGATTCGCGCAAGCTGCACCATGAAGCGCACCCCCATCCGTCGCGTCAGCGTGAAGCGGGCCGCGCAGCTCAAGCAGTACGCCATCCAGCGCACCGCCTACCTCAAGGCCCACCCGATCTGTGAGGTCTGCCGAAACGAGTACTCGACCGAGATTCATCACACGCAGGGACGCATCGGCCTTGCCCTGCTCGACGAAGCCCACTGGATTGCGATTTGTCGCAAGGACCATTGGTTCATACACCAGAACCCATCCGCAGCCCGCGCCCAAGGACTCCTCAAATGAAAGACCCGCTCTACACGAAGCTCTGGCACGACCTCCTCGCCGTGCTCCCCCGCAACGCCTACGAGTGGACCGAGATCATCCTCATGGCCACCGCCATCACCTCCATCCTCGCCCTCCTCATCGTTATCCTTGCCAGCGCGTTCGTCCCCTGACACCAGCTCCCCCTGCAGAGTAGATCAGTGGCAGATCGTCAGACTCATACCCTGAAGGCCGGTGGTTCGATTCCATCCTCTGCACCCATCTCCCGCATGACCCCCGATGCCCTCCGCAAAGCCTTCCCCCGCGCCTCGCAAGCCTTCATCGACGCCAACAGCTCGCGCCCTGTGGCTCCCCGGCTACGTCACCCCCTCCCTCAACAGCCTGCTCGGAAAGAACCACTGGATCCTCACCCGCCACAAGCGGGCCGCCCAAGCCGCACTCTCGTCCGCATTGTCCGTCGTGGCCAGAAGCTCCTCGACCCCGACAACCTCACCGGAGGCTGCAAGCCGCTCCTCGACGCCCTCCGCTACGCCCGCCTCATCCCTGACGACGACCCCGGCTCCATCATCCTCGAGGTCGCCCAAATCCCCACGCCCCACCGCCAAGACCGGGGCACCCGCATCGAGATCATCCCGCAGGAATAGGTCGGCCCGCAATCCGTAGCCTCACCCGAGGCTTGACGCGAGCCCACGGATAGCCATTCCGTCGTCTGTGGCCGCATCCAAGACCAAAGCCAAGCAGAGATCAGCCCCCCCGCCCCGAAAGGCCCCAAAAACGAAAGGACCGCCCGCTGCCGAGGTCCTGACCCAGCCCATCGGGGAGCTGAAGGACCATCCCCGCAACTACCGGAAGCACCCTCCCGACCAGATCGAACATTTGGCGCACTCGATTCGGACCAACGGCTTCTACCGCAACGTGGTCGTGGCGCGGGACAACACGATCCTCGCCGGCCACGGCATCGTCGCCGCAGCTCGGCATCTCGGCCTCAAGTCGGTCCCGACCATGCGGCTGCAGCTCGACCCCAACTCATCCACCGCCATGCGTCTGCTCACGGGCGACAACGAGGTGGGCAAGCTCGGGGAGATCGACGACCGCGAGCTGACCAACATCCTCAAGGAGCTGAAGGACACGGAGGGCCTGCTCGGCACCGGCTTCGACGAACGATCGCTCGCCGCCCTGCTCATGGTGACCCGGCCCGCCGCCGAGATCGCGGACTTCAACGAGGCATCCCACTGGATAGGCATGCCCGAGTTTGAGATGGTGGACGCACCGCTCAAGATCGTCATGTCATTCCGCAACAAGAAGGACCGCGCCGAGTTCGCCAAGATCCTCAAGCTGCCCATCACCGAGAAGACCCGCTCCCTCTGGTTCCCGCACCGCACCGAGGATGACGTTGCCAGCGTCCGCTTCAAAGCCGCGAAATGATCCTGCCACGCTACCCGATCTACATCCCCAGCAAGGGCCGCTGGGAGAACTGCATGACCGCAAACTTTCTCCTGCAGGATGGGGTGCCGTTCAAGCTCGTCGTGGAGCCGCAGGAGCTGGAGCAGTACGCCGCCCGCTACGGCCGCGAGAACATCCTCGTGCTGCCGTTCAGCAACCTCGGGCAAGCCTGCATCCCCGCCCGCAACTGGATCAAGGACCACAGCCGAGCCGCGGGCGACAAGCGCCACTGGCAGCTCGACGACAACATGACCAGCGTAATGCGCATGTACCACGGCAAGCGCATCCCCTGCGCATCGGGGCCCGCCTTCGCCGCCGTCGAGGACTTCTCCGACCGCTACACGAACGTCGCCCTCAGCGGCATGAACTACACCATGTTCATCGGCCTGCAGCCGCACCGCGAGCCCGCGTTCCTGCTCAACTGCCGCGTCTATTCGTGCTCCCTCATTCTCAACTCCACCCCGAACCGCTGGCGCATAAAGTGGAACGATGACGTCGACATGTGCCTGCAGCTGCTCGCGGACGGCTGGTGCACCGTGCTCGTCAATGCGTTTCTGGTGCAGAAGATGCAGACGATGAAGGTCAAGGGCGGCAACACCTCGGGCTACTCCGATCAGGACGGCAGGCTCAAGATGGCCCGCATGGCAGAGCGCATCTGGCCCGGGGTGATCGAAACGAAGCGCCGCTTCAACCGCCCGCAGCACGTCATCAAAAACGCTTGGCGCAAGTTCGACACGCAGCTGATCTACGCACCCGAGTTCGACCCGACCAGGGTCAAGGCGAACGAGTACGGCCTGCAGATGCAAGCCGTGTCCAAGGTGAAGTCTCCGCGCCTCCGCACCCTCCTCGCCAAGAACACCGCCACCAATCGCAAATCCAAATGACACCATCCCCCGCACCTGAAGTCGCCAATCTCCGCGAGCATGAGCTGACCGCCATCATCCACCGCGAGGTGTTCGACGAGACGCCGCTCGACATCACACGACCCGAGGACGTCGCCCGCTGGAAGGCCTTCCGCGACCTGTACGACCGGGCCCAGCGGCTTGAGGTGTTCACGCCCTTCCCCCTGCAGCTCGACTTTGAGCTGAACTCGACCTGCCAGATGCGTTGCTCATTCTGCGTCCACGGCCAGCAGCGGGTGCCCAAGAAGCTGCTCGGCTTCGACCTGTTCAAGAAGGCAATCCTCGAGGGAGAACAGCATGGCCTGTGCTCCATCAAGATGAACTACATCAACGAGCCGCTGCTCAACGACGACCTGCCCGAGTACGTGGAGTTCGCCAAAGCCCACGGTGTCCTCAATGTTTTCTTCGCCAGCAACGGGCAGCTGCTCACCGAGGGCATGGCGCGGCGCCTGATCGCGGCCCGGGTGAACAAGATCATGGTGAGCCTCGACGCCACCACACCCGAGACTTTCATGGAGATGCGGCACAGCTCACACTTCACGGAGATCATCGCCAACATCCATCAGCTGATTCGGCTGCGGAAGGAGATGGGCGTGGGCTACCCGAGGATCCGCGTCAATTTCCTCAAGACGAAGAAGAACGCGCACGAAGCCGAGGACTTCATCAATCGCTGGCTCGGTGTGGCCGACGCGATCGGCTTTCAGGAACAGGTCGGGGTGCCGGGGATGACCAACGACTTCGATGCCTCGCACCGCCGCATCGCGGAGCCCGCCTTCCAATGCGCGTTCCCCTTCAAGCTCATGGTGGTCGACAGCGCCGGGTCCATCCTGCCGTGCTGCACTTTCTCGGGGCGGGAGATGCCGATGGGCAACCTGTCCAGCATGACGATCAGCGAGGCGTGGAACTCCAAGCCGATGATCGACCTCAAGCAGCTGCAGCAGGCCGGGGGCTACGCCTCGAACCCCGTGTGCAAACACTGCGTCCAGAACGAGTCCTGATTCGACTTGCCTTTTCCCCCTATGCCCGTAGGTAATCACACCCATAAGGCAATGGCGTGTCGGGGCAATCCCCCGGCAACTGCGCAGGCGTTAATCCTTGGGGTGGTCGGGAGGGAGAACCTGACCACCCCTTCGCATTTATGACGACCACCGACAACATCAGCCCCCGGGTTCGGGCGGCACTCGACGACATCTGCAGCCGCTCCGTGCTGCTTTACGGCGAGGTTCAACGCATCGCTTTCCTGCACAACGCGAGCTACAATCAGGTCAAGGCCATGCTCCCGTCATATCGGGCGGCGCGGGATGCCCAATCAAAGGCCGTTCCTGCCAATCCTAGCCATTCTGCCGCCGCGCCAGCATCGAATCACCCTCAAGCCCAGACCTCCCGCCAAACGAAGCCCGACAGCACACGCCGCAGCCGGTGAAAGCGAAGCCCAAGCGCCGCACCGAGGCCGAGATGGTCAAGCGTCGCCTTGATCAACAGCTGACCGTGCACCTCAAGCCGTTCAAGGGCGGCAAGCCCCGCCGCAAGTTCGACCTCGCCCTGATCGAAGAGTACGGTCGGCTCGGCTTCTCGTTGCGCGACCTCGCGGCCTATCTCCGGACCTCGGAGGAGGTGATACACCAGCGGATGAAGGAGATCCCGCCCGACGACCCTGACCTGCGCGACGAGCTGCCGGATGACTACGGGGCTTTCCGCACCGCCTACGAAACAGGCCGCGCGAAGGTGTCCCGCGCCCTGCGCACGAAGCAAATCCAGATGGCCCTCGAGGGCAACGAGCGCATGCTGGTGCACCTCGGCCAGCATTGGCTCGGGCAGATGCCAACGCAGCTCCTCGATGTGAACGCCACCGTGGCATCCGAGGTCGTGTTCACGATCAAGGCTTCCGACCACCTCGACGATCTTCCCTCTGCCAACGTCATCACGCCACCGCCCCCATCGGTCGAGATCGAAGCCGCTCCCCCTGCAGCTCCACCGCCATGAGCGCAGAATCCCCCGCCTACGCCCGCCGCTACACCTACGAGCAGCCATGGCTGTATGCGAAGCAACGCGAGGCCATCTTCTGCCCCGAACGCTACGCGCTGATCGAGGCCACCAGCAAGGGCGGGAAGACATTCGGCTGCATCGTGTGGCTGGCCGAGCAGGCGATGCGCGGGCGCAGGGCACAGAACTTCTGGTGGGTGGCCCCGGTCTTCGCTCAAGCCAAGATCGCATTTCGTCGCCTCAAGCGTGGCCTGCCCCGCGAAACCTTCACCGCGAACGAATCCGAAATGACCATCACGCTGGTGAATGGCGCCGTGATCTGGTTCAAGTCGGGCGACCACCCCGATACGCTCTACGGCGAGGACGTGTATGCCGCCGTCATGGATGAGGCCTCCCGCATCGGAGAGGACTCGTGGCATGCGCTGCGCTCGACCCTCACCGCGACCAAGGGCCCTGTCCGCTGCATCGGCAACGTGAAGGGGCGCAAGAACTGGTTCTACAAGCTGTGCCGCAAAGCCGAGGGCGGGGCCCCTGCGATGCGGTACACGAAGCTGACATGGCGCGACGCGGTGGCCGGTGGCATCATGGAGGAAAGCGAGGTCGAGGACGCCAAGCGGGTGCTGCCCGAGCGCGTGTTCAAGGAACTCTACGAAGCGGAAGCGAGCGATGACGCTGGCAACCCGTTCGGCTTCTCGGCCATCGGCTCCTGCATCATCCCCGAACTCTCGCCGCTGCCCCCGGTGTGCTGGGGAATCGACCTTGCCAAGAGCTACGACTGGACCGTGCTCACCGGCCTCGATGTGAACGGCTCCCTCTGCCGCCTGCTCCGCTTCCAGATGCCGTGGCAGGACACGATCAAACGCATCCTGCTCGAGGTCGGTCGTGGCCGCGCTCTCGTCGATAGCACCGGGGCGGGCGACCCCATCCTCGAAGCCCTGCAGGCAGAGGGCCGCAGCAACTTCAAGGGCCTCGTGTTCACCTCCGCATCCAAGCAGAAGATCATGGAGGGCCTCGCTGTTGCAATCCAGTCGCGTTTGCTGCGTTTCCCAGACGGCATTGTTGTCACCGAGCTGGAAGCCTTCGAGTTCCAGTATGCGGCCCGGGGTGTGCGTTACTCGGCACCCGACGGCATGCATGACGACGTGGTCTGTAGTCTCGCCCTCGCGTGGGAGGAGTTCACCACCAAGAGGCTACGCGCCGGGGCCATCGTGATCTGACTTGACACGCGGGCCTCGGAAGGCCTATCGCTCCGACAAGAGCGGAAGGATTTGCTCAAGCGAGCAAAGCTGCCCCCGCCCTCACACGACCCAGCCTTGAACCTTCTCCCAGCCCTGCGCTCAACCCTCACTCGTGAGGGACTGCGAGGGATTGCCCGAAAGATTTGGAACGGATACGGCGGCGAGTATTTCAACCGCATAGGCGGCGGTGGCCAGCAGCAGGGAAGCTGCCTCCCCGAACCGTATCGGCAAAGCGTTTGGATACAGCGAGCCATCGGAATCAAGGCCAACGAAATCGCCATGGCCCCGCTCAAGTTTTATCAGGGCGACAACGAGTACGACGACGAGAAGCTGATGGCCTTCTGGGAAGCCCCGGCCATCGGCGTCGAACAGCGCCGCATCCACCTGCATGAAGTCGAGCAGGCACTCATCGGCTGGCTCGACCTCAAGGGCAGCGCGGTGATGGTGCTCGACGATGCGTGGCTCCTGCCGTTTCAAGACCCGGCGAAGTCCACCCCGTTCATCATCGTGAAGCCCGAGCGAATCAGGCGCGTGTTCTTCAACCGCCAGATCGTCGGCTACACCTATCAGGACGGCGCGGGCAAGCTGTGGAACCTCCTGCCCGAGCAGGTCATCATCGAACAGAACTGGAACCCCTACGCCGACCCATTCAGCACATGCCTGCAGGGCCTCGCCCCGGTGGAAGCGGTGATGAACGCAGCGGAGGCCGACTATCTCGCGGGCCTCTACGTCAAGAACCTGATGCGGAACAACGGAGATCAGGGCGTGTACGTCATCAACAAGGACGGCATACCCGACGACAAGCAGCAGGAGCAGATCGTCATGGCCCTGCGCGAAAAGCGCGCGGCCGCATTCTCAGGAGACTTCAAGCCGGTGTTCCTCGGCGGTGACATCACCATCGAGGACGCGAAGGTGGCGCAGCCCGATCTGGCGTTCCAGACGGCGCGGGTGCAGAACCGGCACGAAATCTTCATCGGCTTGGGTGTACCTCCCTCCATGGCGGACGTCATCGCCTCTTACTCAATCGGCTCCGCGTCGGACAGGTACGCCCTTATTTCCTCAACGTGCATGCCGCTCGGCAAGAAGATCACGGCACCCTTCGGCCTGCTCGCATCGAAGCAGACCGGGACGCGGCTCATGGCCGAGCTCGACTGGGACGACAACCCGGTGATGCAGGATGTTCGCCGTGGGCGCATCGACGCAGCGACGAAGCTGTGGGCGATGGGCATGCCGATGGAAGAGATCAACGAATATCTCGACCTAGGCATGGAGGAGTTTCCCGGTTGGGAGGTCGGCTATCTGCCGTTCAGTGTGTCCCCGGTCAGCGCGGGCGAGCTGCCCGAGCCGACCACGCCGAGCCCTGCAAACGAGATCGACGACGAAGAAGAGGACCCGGTGCAGGACAGCATCCGCAAGCTGCGCGACATGGTGCAGCGTCGGGCAAAGTGCGGCCAGCACCCGAGTGTTCGGCAATCCGAGAAGGACATTGCGCTCTGGCGCAAGCACGAAGCATCGCGGCGACAGGGAGAGAAGGTCACCCATTCCGCGATCAGCAAGGACCTCATGGCCGCTCGTGCCGAGGTGCTGGCGAACATCGCCCGCATGCCCGAGCCCGCGCCCGCGCCCGGGAAGTCCGCGATCAGCGAGGGCCTCAACTTCAACGTGGAGAAGTTCGCCAAGGATTTTGCCAAGAGCATGGAGAAGTCCATCCGCTTCAACCTTGAGAAAGCGGCCGTCGAGTTCGTTGAGCAGCTGCCGGGTGACAATCCGTGGGAGCTGCCCGATGCCCGCACCTCGGTTTATCTCGCGGAGCGTGAGCCGCTGCTGGTCGGTGTGCCCGATGAGATACACGAGCAAATCCAGCGCCAGCTCGACGAGGGCATGGCTGCAGGCGAGAGCAAGGGCGAACTGTCAGCCCGCATCCGCGCCGAGTTCAACACGATCAACAAGGGCCGCGCCGATGTCATCGCACAGACCGAGACAGGCGGGGCGTACTCCTTCGCCCGCAACGAGGGAATGAAGGACACCGGCGTTCGCCTCAAGCGATGGCTCGCCTCACCCGATGACAGCACCCGCATGGAACACGCCATCGCTGACGGGCAGACCGTGCGCGTGGACAAGCCGTTTGAGGTCGGTGGCGAAAAGCTCATGTTCCCCGGTGACAGCTCGCTCGGCGCCAGCCCCGGTAACACGATCAACTGCCGCTGCGTTTCCATTCCCGCGTTCGACGATGACGAGAAGGCCGCGGCCCCATCCCGCTTCAAGGCTGCGCTCGTCCGCACCGCCATCGCCGCATCATCCCTCAACGGCTCCCACCCATGAACCTCACCCGCCGCACCCTTCCCACCGAAACGAAGATCCTCGACGAGAAGCTGGGCCTGATCGAGTACATCGCCAGCAGCGAGTCCATCGACTCGGCCCGCGAGGTCATCATGCAGGACGGCTGGGACTTCTCGAAGTTCGAGAAGAACTCTCCGTTCGTTTCGTCGCACGACTACAGCTCCATCGAGAACCTGATCGGCAAGATCACCGATTGGCGCGTGGAGAAAAAGCAGCTGATCCTCACCGCGCAATGGGCGAAGGACATCCCCGGCACCCTCGGGGAGATCGGCTGGAAGCTCACCATCGGCGGGTTCCTCAAGGCCGTCTCGGTCGGCTTCTGGCCGCTGCAGATGGTCACGAAGTGGGACGCCGACGCCACCGGCTACAATGCCGCGCTCAAGAAGGCAGGCTACAAGCCCGAGGACAACGTGGCCGTGGTCTACCTCAGGCAGCAGCTGGTCGAGCTGTCGAGCGTCATCCTCGGGGCGAACCCCGACGCGGTGGCCCGCGCCTACAAGTCGGGCACGTTGAACGACGCCGACCTCAAAACCATTTCCGCTCAGTTGAAATCAGCACCCGGGCAAACCGCGCAAGAGGCTTTGAACGCAGCCGCCGCTTGTGCTTCGTCGCTGCGTACCCGACGCGCCTTCAGCTTTGCAGTCAACGCCACGGCGGCATCCATTGCCGTCTCAAAATAAACCCATCACAACCATGAATCCGTTTCGTTTCCTATCCCTACTGTTGCCGCTCTTCGGCAACTTCGTCGCGGCTTGCCGCCTCTCCATCGTGCCCGAAGGTTCTGCCTTCGAGGTCGAAGCCCTCAAGTCCCTCGGTAACATCGAGGCCACCGTCAAGGCTCAGAAGACCACCATTGAAACCCTGACTGGCGACGTGTCCCGCCTCGACAAGGAGACGAAGGCGTCCCTCGAGGAGCTGACCAAGGTCAAGAACGCCAGCAACGCTTCCGCTGAGGCCTTCACGAAGGCTCTCAAGGACGTGCAGGCGAAGCTCAACCGCGAGCTGGTCGTTGCCAACGGCGACCCGATCAAACGCATCCAGAAGGATGAGGAGCTGCGCACCCGCTTCAACGTCATGGTCCGCATGGCATGCGACAACAACGGTGACATGGCCCGCCTGATGGCCCCGCAGATCAAGGACCTGTCGAGCGGTGCGACCCCCGGCAGCACCTACGTCACCCCGGCCCTGCTCGCGGAAATCTACGACACCCTGCTGAGCTATGGTGTCTGGAATACCTTTGCCGTGCGCAACATGGGCACCCGCACGACCAAAATGCCGGTGAAGACCGCCCGCGCCATCGCTGGCTTCGTTCTCTCCGAGAACACGGCCATCCCCGACGACACCACCAAGGCGGGCACCTCGGTTGACCTCGTCGTCGAAATCATCGCCAGCCTCATCGGCGTGTCGTACACGCTCCTGCAGGATAGCGAGCTGGACGTCACGGCTGACGTTCTCTCGGACTTCGCTGAGTCCTACGCCCAGCGCCTCGACCACGCCGCCCTCATGGGCGCGGGCACCGCGGACGTCACCAACGGCGGCATGACCGGCATCTTCGTCGGTGGCACCGCTGCCGGTGCGACGACCACCCACACCTCGGTCAGCAAGCTGATGCTGGAAGACTTCATCCGCTGCTTGACCACGGTCGACGCGGGTGTTCTGCAGCGTCCCGCCAAGTGGTGGATTCATCCCACGACCCTCGCCAAGATTTGCGGGATCGTGGACCTCAACGGTCGCCCGATCTTCCAGACCGCTCTGGAAGCCCCGGCCCCCGGCGCCATCGGCTCCATCCTCGGCTACCCGGTCGTGGTCGCGGGTGCGGCCAACAGCGCGGACACCATCTCCACGGTGGTCGCCTGCTTCGGTGACCCGGGTGGTCAGGTCGTCGGCACGCGCTCGGACTTCATGTTCGAGTCGAGCGATCAGTTCCGGTGGTCCGCTCTGCAGCGCACCTTCCGCGGCTGGGGTCGCGCTGGCGTGAAGATTCGCAAGGCCACGGCCTTCGCCAAGCTCACCACGGCCGCCTCCTGAGTCGTGAACTGCTCGACCTTCCCCGCAGGCCATGCGGGGCGGGTCTTTGCAGCTCATGCCAGCCCTTCGCCAGTCCAGCTTCAAGGCATCCTCGGCCTCTGTGCCCGAGGTGACCCACCGCGCCGTGCTCACTCCATCTCCTTGGAACCACCCCAAGGGCCTGCACGCAGGCGATTCTAGGCGATTCGACGAGCGAAAGGTATCTGATGCCCCCTTCGCCACCCGCCGCCCCTTAAACCGCAGACAAACCTCAACTCACTAATCCCATGGACCCAGTCTCATTCAAGTGCACTCAGGCCAATCTTAACGGCGACGTGAAGAACATCGTCCTCATTCCCACCGACCAAGCCGAAGCGAAGGCAGACCCGACCGACGCCTACGGCTCCATCGAGTTCGAGTTGCGCGACCCTGCCGACTTCACCACCTTCGTCGTCGGCCAATCCTACGACATCGACCTCACCCCGGTCGTCCCGTAACCACCCACTCCCATGGCTGAAGTCAACGCAGGTCTAGGCAACCTCACCGAGCTGAAGGCGTTCATCCTCGCCGCTTCGATGCGGGCACAGACCGACTACGACGAACAGCTCCTGCAGATCGGGAAGTTCGTCGCGGGCATCTTCTCGGAGCGGTGCACCCGTAAGTTTGAATACTCGGAGGGCAACGTGGACGAGATGACGGCGAACCGCTCGTTCATGCTCGCCACCCACTACCCGCTCAACCTGACCGAGCCGCTCAAGGTCGAGATTTGCGATGGCTGGGTGAACGGGGCCCCGGTCTGGACGGAGATCACCAACGCGATCTACAACGTGGGGGCCGACGCCTCCATGGTGCAGCTCGCAGGGTATCAGGGGAACTACCTCTCTCGCATCCGTCTCACCTCGACGGGTGGCTACTGGTGGCTGGGCCTCGACGCCCTTACCGCAGCCCCCGCAGGCGCGACCGAAATCCCCGGCGAACTCAAGGCCGCGTGGCTGGTGCAATGCCAAGCCCTGTGGCTGGTGCGCGACAACCTCGGCATCACCGTGGCCGGTGCAGGCTCCGTCTCGTTCGTCACTCTCTCCCTCCCCGGCTTCGAGTTAATCCCCGAGGTCCGCGACCTGCTCGTGGACTACAAACGCTACAGCATGTCAGGCTAACCCATCCATGCCCGTCGCAATCGCCATCACCTCCAATGCCCGAGAAGTCGCCGCAGGCCTCAAGACCATGCCGCAGCGGCTCGGGCGGGCGATTGCGCGGGCTCTGGATGACCAGAACGAGCGCACCGTCGCCGCGATCATCACCGAGCGGATGAACTTCTCCAAGATGGGACCCGTCATCGCGGGAGGCCTGCGGCGGCAGAGCGGCATGGCCGTGAAGTCGATCCGCACCGTGAAGGCCCAAGTGCAAGAGGATGGCGTTACATCTGCCCTCGGGTCGAACCTCAAGTACGTGAAGGCCCATGAGCACGGGTTCATCGGGACTGTGAACGTGCGCGGCCACATGCGCCGCAAATTCCGCTATGGCCCCGAGAAGCAAGTCGAGTTTTTCAGCACCATCACGCGGCAGATGGAAACCTCCACGAAGCGCAGCAGGCGCGTCGTCAAAGTACGGGGACCTGGCGGCGGGAAACGCGATGCCGAAACCTACGTCCGCGCCCACTCCATGCGGATGAACCTGCCCGCCCGCAAAATGTTCTCGCAGACCCTCGCGTTGAGAGTCGGAGCGTACACCGAGGCGGTCAGCGCAGCCATCAGCGATGCATGGGAAGGCAAGGGCCGTGGCACGCAGGCGCCCTCCACCGCCAGCAGGGGAGGCCTCCCACCATGAACGCGCTGCAGCAAACGCAGGTGGACATGTACGAGAAGCTCCTCGATGCACCCTACTTCGCGGACGTGGGCGTGTTCCTCTTTCGCCCCCGCGCGTCGGGTGGCATGACGCAGGTGCAGTCAGAGATCGACAAGCAGCTGGCGGGCCTCGTCGCCCGCGGCGGCAAGACCGGAGCATGCGTCATCGTGATGATGCCGATTGCAGGCTCGCAGGATCCCAATGTCCCCGGCCCCCGCCTCACCTTCACGTTCGTGGTCCGCGTCATCGAGCGGCCGATGGTGAACATGGACACCGCCAACGGCTCGCTCAAGCCCGCCGAGGAGATTGCGCTCGAGGTGCTGCAGCAGTTCCACCAGTGGAAGCCCAACCCCTCCTTCATCCTTGTCGCGGGCTCGCCCGCCATCACGCCGCAGGCCGACGAAGACAACCGCGTGACCTACGACTGCATCTTCACTCAGCTCACCGGCCTCGCCAAACCCATCAAGGCAGCCGCCCCAGTCATCACGCAGTCGCTCGGGTTCGGCACAGTCACGGTGCCGGTGGGTGACTCGGCCTACTATTCCCTCGACGGCAGTTATCCCACCACACTCTACACCGCGCCCTTCGCTGTCATCAGCGGGCAGCTCGTGCGCTCTTTCGCTCGACGCGCCAATGCGCAGGACTCAGACCTTTCGCAAATCCTCATCCCATAATCCACCATGCCAACTGACATCACCAAAATCATCGGCGGTCCTGCCCTCGTCACGTTTGGCGGGGCCTCCTTCTATTCCAAGGGCAACATCGTCCTCGAGTCTGCCATCGACACGTTCGACATCATGGTCGACCGCTACCGCAAGGTAGACGAGCGCACCCAAGAGATGCCGCTCCGAGTGCGGTTCACCCCCTGCGGAGAGTGGGAAGCCCTCTCGGTGCTCTACCCATACCCCAACACCCTGCTCGGGGAACTCATCACGCCGACGCGCAAGCTGTCCGCGCTTGAGACGGTGCAGAGCACGTTCGTCGCTGCCGCTGGTGTCGCCAATGGCTCGCGGGTGTTCGTCAGCACGACAGGCGTTCTGCCCGCGGGCT